CTGGAGAGCGGTGATCTGGTCCGAATCGTTCTTCATCTTCGAAGTAGACGCGTCGACGCGGAAATGAAGCGCCGGGGTAGCGGAATCGTAGTTAATAATCAGTTTGTTGTCTTGGCTTAGCAACGCTGGGTCGAATTCGCCCTTGACCGCGAGTTCGCGGAGCTTGCCGGCGGTTTCTTCGTCCAATTGAAGGACTTCCGTGCCCGACCTTTTGGCAAAATAGAGGTTGATCGCCGTCTCGGACCAGTCCTCGAACCATGATTCGAACTGCTTGCGGACTACGTTGTCGTCCACCGATATAGTGGCCTGCTGTGCTTTAAGCGCTTGAGGGGTTTTGCCGAATCCCGGGTTGCCTATTTCGGTTGAAATTGAAGTGTCAGGGCTGTTCACTAGGTTAAGAAGCTGGGATTTCTGAAGGCCGTAGATTTGCGGGTAGTTCGCGATAGCAGTGCTGTCGATCGAAAGGGCTTCGGCGCTGGCGTTCTGGTCGGATCCGAGGTCGATGATCCTGTTCGGCTCAAGGACGATCTTGGACTTGTCGAAATTGCCCTTTTTGATGATTGGAGGAGCCAAAAGCAGGGCGCGGTTGAACTGGTACATCTGCATGTCGGAGTCGATGAGATTCTGAAGGC